GGATGTTTTACATGAGCTATGCACCTTTAACAAAGGAACGATTAATAGAAATGATGAAAGGTGCTCCAAGCCATGCAGTAATTAACATAATGTACAAAGATAAAGGTTACACAGCCAATATTGAGGTTTCATTGGATCTTAATAATGGAGCGACAGGTGAAAGAAATATTATCTTCATAGACGCAGAAAAGCCGAATTATTTAGAGTAGGAGTAGTCATTGTGCCACAGTACGACCAAATAACGCAACATATCGAAAAATTAGAGTAGTTGCGAAGGGGGATAAAAATGGTTAAAAATCATATAAGAGGTCATAAGATCGAATTTTTAAACAATCAGTGGGTATACTCTGACACCAAAGAATCCACTGTTGAAACACATAAAAGCAGAAATTGCGGACATTGCAATCTTCCCCAAACCAAAGAGGGTCACGACGGGTGTTTGGGAAAATTAAGAGGAGTATCTAATGCTTGTTGTGGACACGGGACGGCAAAAGAAGCATATATACAATTCGTAGATGGATCAGTGATACGTGGTAAAGACGCTATTAATACTGTAAATTCTCTTAGATAATCAAAAGAAGTGAAAGAAGTTTATTTAGAAAATGCTATCCGATTTATTAATACGGCAAAAGAAAAACTTAATTCGCAGTTCGAAAAAATAGTGCAATGAAAGTGAAGTTTTAATTTGAGAGGAGACTTATAAAATGGATCACAAAGAAGCGATTAAGATTATTAAAGCTAATTATCCTCCAGAAAATTATACAAGACTTAGAGAAGCTTTAGACTTAGCAGTCAAAGTACTACAAGAAGGGATAGTGAAATACCAATGAATAATATTAACAAATTGACTAAACTTATGGCAGAAAATCCAGATATAGAAGTTATTTTCTTATACCCAGAAGACGGATCGGGAGAGTATTATACTTTTGGTAAGACATATAAAGTTGAGCTAGATGAGTATACAATAGCAAATGAAAGGGTATGGTGGAAGAGTAATGAAACAGAACTTTTTGAGGAAATGGCTGATGCAATAGCAAATGATTTATATTCTTATATGGATTTTCCATTAAGTGAGGAACAAGAAAAAGACATCAACAGAAAGGCAGAAGAATTCATGAAAACAATGAACTGGAAAAGGGCAATAATGGTTTATATACAACCTAGATAAAATATGATACTAAATAAGTGATACCAATAGCCAACATGATACCACGTATTCACCCCTCATTGTAACTATGGTGTAATAACCAGCGGGAGACAAGTGAGGGGTGAAAATATGTCTAAAAAACCTAGAGAGAAAGGTATGAAGAGAAACAAGATAGAAACATTAGCATGTCGAGATGCTTTTGAACATTACTACAGCTTGGGTGAGTCAAGGTCAATGCAGAAAGTTGCTATCGAGGTTGGAAAAAGCCTACCGACAATTAAGAGATATTCGGTGTCATTTAACTGGAGAACAAGAGTAGAACAAAGGGATTTGTCAATAGCAGACAAAGTTGAGAAGCAGACAATAGCAACCGTAGTTAATAGCAAGGCAAGGTACAGAGAAATCATTCACGATCTAACCGATGAATTTGTTAAGGCAGTTGCTGATGGAAAGATTAAAGTAAGAAACATTCTGGACTTCGAGAGAATAGTACGATTGGACATGGAATTAATGGGAGTCAGTTCTGACGATGAAGACGATAATCTAGCGTCACTGGTAGATGCTCTGCAACAGTCGGGATATGGTGATATAAAAGATCCAGACGCACCAGCAGGAGGGGGCGAGGACAATGACTCTTGAATGGGTAAACTTCAGCGACAGAGCGATGCAGGCTATTAAATATTCTGATGCATTCATTAATATATACGAGGGAGCAGTGCGATCATCAAAGACAGTTTCATCTATAGTAGCATGGTTGACATTCATCGAGGACAGTCCATATAGTGAATTCCTTATTACAGGCAAGACAGAAAATACCTGTTATCGTAACATTATCGGTGGCACATATGGTATTCTAGGTATTCTAGGGGAAAAGAGGGCGAAATTCACTAAGTCTGGTGATGGTGGTACTCGTATAGAAATAAAAGTCCGAAACCGTCACGATGATAAAAAGAGATGGGTATGGAAAACTTGCTATGTAGTAGGGGCGAATGATGATAAGTCCGAGAATAAAATCCGTGGTATGACGATCGCTGGCTGGTATGCAGACGAGGTTACACTGTACCCTCAATCATTCGTGACGCAAGCAATCAACCGTATGTCGTTAGACGGAGCTAGAGCATTCTGGACATGTAATCCCGACAGCCCATATCATTATATAAAGGAAGATTTCATAGATAAGGCGAATACGAAAGGTTATAGGGTATTTCATTTCACACTGGACGACAACAAATCGCTATCACAGAGATACAAGGACAATCTAAAAAAGGCATATAAGGGTCTATGGTATAAACGAATGGTATTGGGATTGTGGGTCATGGCAGAGGGCGTCATTTATGACATATTCAATCACGATCCAGAACATATGGGCGGCATGGTTGTTGCCAAGTTGCCTCCAATGGTTAGATATTGGGTAGGCGTTGATTATGGTCAGTCAAATGCAACCGTATTTCTGTTAATGGGAGAGGGAAACGATGGCAAGTGCTACATCATAGACGAATATTATCACAGTGGTGCAAAAACAGAAACACTCAATAAGACACCAAGCCAGTATGCAGAAGATTTCGTAAAATTCATAGATCGAGACATAGATGGATCATTATTACAACTAGACAAGATCTTTATTGATCCGAGTGCTAAAGGCTTCATATTGGAATTATATAACTGTCTAGATAATGTAAACAGAAGAAAGATACAACCAGCATTTAACGATGTGGCGTTTGGCATACAGCAGGTTTCTAGTCTAATGGGCAACGATGGAATGAGAGTACATGTGAAATGTAAGAATGTACTAAGAGAACTGGCATCGTATGTCTGGAGTCCAACGGCGCAGAAGAATGGCAGGGATGCGCCAACGAAAAAGAATGATCATACTATGGACTCATTGCGATATGCCATAGTTGGAACAAGGAAAATATGGGTGGCTTTCATCAGACAGAACAGAGATAAAATATAACTATTAAAACCAGAAGCGAAGGGAGAAATTAAAATGCCATTACCAAATTACGACCCAAAAACGCCATGGATACCGAAATCATGGAATAAAATTTATGCTGGATATACTTATCATTCCGCATGGTATAGCGGCGATGTTCAAATGTTACAAGCAGTCCATGGGGCAAGGATCGGACCATCACCTATCAACGCATTTTGGGCAAAGGCAGAGGACACCGTGGATTATATAACAAAGATACACATACCAGTTGCAGGTGATATTGCTGGAGCATCTGCGGATCTTCTGTTTGGTGAAACTCCAGAAGTAATTATATCAGAAGCAGAGGGTATGGAAAACACACCAGAGGCTACCAAGACACAAGAGAGACTGGACGAGATCATAAAGGATGGTGGAGTCGCCAACAGGTTATTAGAGGCAGGCGAAACTTGTGCAGGTTTGGGCGGTGTATTTCTAAAGGTCGTGTGGGACAAGGCGGTTGCACCATATCCAATTTTAGCTGTAGTACAGGTAGATGCGGCAATTCCAGAATTTAAATGGGGTATATTGACGGCGGTGACATTTTGGAGAGTGATAAAGACAGATAATGGTATCTATTACAGACATCTTGAACGCCATGAGATAGGCAGAATATATAATGGTCTTTATAAGGGAACAAAGGATGAATTAGGGAAGCAGATAGGGCTAACCAACAGTCTAGAGACAGCAAATCTACAGGATATAGAGATCACTGGCATTGATGATCTTCTAGTAAGATACGTACCAAATATGCGCCCTAATAGAGTACACAGAGGATCTGCGGTTGGACAATCAGATTATGCAGGAGCAGAAGCACTAATGAATGCTCTAGATGAAACATTCACCAGTTGGATGCGAGACATTCGTTTGGGTCGTGGTCGTGTAATCGTCCCAGACACTTATCTGGATTGGGATGATAAAGGACAGAACCCAACATTTAATGTAGATAAAGAGATATTTACAGCAATTTCTGCAGATCCCATGACATCGGACAAAGCTGGTATAACAATTAACCAATTCGCAATCCGTATGGGAGAACATAGGGATACCGCTCTTGAGTTGCTAGATAGAATTGTAACCCATGCTGGATATTCGCCACAGACTTTCGGACTAAAAATGGAAGGACGAGCGGAGAGCGGAACAGCATTAAACATAAGGGAACGCCGTACATTCTCTACCAAGGCAAAGAAAGAACGATATTGGAAAACAGCATTGGAAGACATTTTTGAAATGATGCTAGCAATTGATAAACTCCATCTAGGAGGAAGTGCATCAATCATCAAACCTAATGTGAAAATGTCAGATGGAATACAGACAGATCAAATGACATTGGCAAATACAATTAAGCTATTTAATGATGCACAGGCATTGTCTATTGATACTAAGGTAAGAATGATACACACAGACTGGTCAGAGGAACAGATCATAGCAGAAAAGGATGCAATCATGGCAGAGCAGGGATTATTAGAACCAACACCAGAGGATCTGAACGAGATCGAAGTGGGCAATGATGATAGTGATATAGAGACTTCTCCAACATTAGTTCCACCAAATGGAGATGATGAGGAGTGATGAAATCATGGCAAATGGACCAAACAGTAATGAAGCACTGGCAGGTGAGATTAGACTAGCGTATGACAGGGCAGAGTTAACTATATTAGACAAGATAGCCAGAGGAATAGAGCGGGGNAAAACTCTTGATGATGCGGACTGGAAAGTTCGTAAACTCAAGGACATTAGAGTTAAGCAGAAGCAAATAGATCAGATATTAACAGACTTAGACGGTAAGACAGAACAAATGACATATAGAGCATTGACACAGGCATATGTAGATGGAATGTATGGCGTAGACACTCAACTAAATCAGTATGGGGAGCGACCAAAATTCAAACCATTGAACAGTGTNGACAAGGGAATAGAGATAATGCATTCAGAACATGCAACAGAAGCATTCGGGGCGACTAATGTTCACGCCCTCCATGCTCTGGCGGCACAAACNAGTCAGACATTAATAAAACAACATTTCCAAATATTGAGATCATCGCTAGATGCATATAGATATGCGGCAGAAGAAGCGGTAAATCTAGCTGTAGCAGGTACAATGTCAAGAACAGAAGCCAGCCAGTACATGTTAAACAATTTAGCAAATAAAGGAATACGAACATTCAGAGACAAAGCAGGGCGTAATTGGAATATGGGGTCGTATGCAGAAATGACTGTGAGACAGGGAATTGCAACTGCACAGGTTGAAGGAGCAATTAACAGAATGGCACAGCAAGGAAAAGACTTGGTATATGTATCGGATCACCCAGAGGAATGTAAACTATGCAGACCATGGGAGGGCAAAGTATTGTCAATTAGTGGTACACATGGTCAATTTACATCAGTGGATACTGCTAGGGGTGCAGGATTGTGGCATGTCGGCTGTGGTCATAAATTATACGCATATTTAAGGGGCTTTACTGAATTGCCAAAAAACACTAAGGATGCATCTGGCAATGCCGAGCGCCAACAACAGCGACAGATAGAGCGTAACATACGTAAGTGGAAAATGCGAAACCAAGTAGCCATCACGCCGCAAAATAAGATGATAGCCAAAAACAAAATCAAGTTATGGAATAAAAAGATGAGTGGGTTTACAGCTACTACTGGTCGTAAGCGATTAAGACATAGGGAAGTACCACGAGCTGGCAAGATCGGTGGCAGAGGATCAGTATTTCAGACAACATCACCAACAACAGATCCATGGAAGATAGGTGAACCAAATCAACCCAAGAAACCAGTAGTACCAAAACAGATACCAAAACCTCCAGCAACAAGGATGCCAACGGTGGTGACACCAGCGATAATTAAGCGAGCCAAGAAGCCAACACCGAAAAAAGCAATACAATACACTCATTTAAATAATACTGCAACGATAGATAATTTTTATATAGGAGAGCCAGTGGACAGAAAATCATTGTCGAAATTTCACGGTGTTGTAGTCCACAATAGAACCACTAAGACTAGTAGTTTGGGTAAGGGATATGTAAAAGAGAAACCAAGATACGCCAAGGGCGATATAAAAAGTACAGAAGATCTGACAAAATACATGCATGACTGGAATAAGTCTATTATCGGTACAATGATGAAACCAAAATTTTTCTTTTATACTAACAAGCAAAGCTGGAGGAATGCTGGCGGCGGTGATAGAATACTTGCATTTAATAGAGGCGGCTTTGAAATAGCATTTGGTCCAGAAGAAACGAAGAAATTCAACAAGTTTTTCAAAACCAAAAAGACAAATAATCAACTTCTAACACGGATAGACAATGAGAACATGTTTAACTCATTTAGTTCGGCGGTTCATGAGATGATACATTCTTGGCAGGCATCATCATCAGAACATTTGAAAAGAAAAATACACGCAACAGATGAATATAAAGCCGCTTATCATACCAAGGAAGAGGGACTGACGGAATGGTTGGCTAAGCAATATACTATGGATTTCTTAGATAATGCTGGAATTACAGGTACACTTAATACAACCGATGTTGGCGGCGGTCAGACAGCATTGCAACGATGGGGCGGTGGGTTGGTAACATCTAACGAGGGTACAACTGGTTCATACGCTGAACAGGTATATATTTATGACGAAATAGCAGGGGCATTCGCTAGGAAGGGATATTCGCCAGAGTACACAAGAGCATCATTTACTAACTTCAAATTAAACACATATAAGGACGACGATGATTATGTAAAATGGCTGAATGAGGAATTAGAAATAAATAAGGAAACATTAAAAAATACATTGACACTAAGTTTTTGGAAGGATGNCGATGTATCTAAAATAAAAAACATGTTTAGGGGGGCAATTATATGGTAGAAAAACAGGCGACCACGATATTTAAAAAAGCATTGGGTGGGATGACGGCAAACGAGGTAGAACAGGGCATAGTGATGCTAGATAGCCTATATAAGAGAGCAGAAAATAAGCAGGAACGCAGACTTATTGGCGACTATTTAAAGTCTCTAACTGAACAGAAGGAATTACTGTTGATCTTAGATTAGGGAAAACCGTATGTTACCATCATCTCCATGAATATTAAGGGGTGGCACTATCCCTATACATGCTATTATTATTTTGCAGTAAGAGGGGATGGTGGAACGTATGGTACAGATCAAAGTCGAACGAGGAAGCGGTAAAATCCATATCAAGTCAGATGGGCATGCCAATTACGCCAAACACGGTAGCGACATAGTCTGTGCAGGAATATCGGCAATTCTGGAAACTACAGTATTGGGATTGACGGAGCTTGCTATAGCCTATCCAGATTATGTGAGTGTTGATATAGAAGAAGAAGGCTAGTATTTATTATCCATTCATTCGATTGACATACTGCAATGTCTTTAAATAAGGCAGGCTATCTCGATCACTTATCGAGGGTAAACAAATAAAGGGGAAAACAAGGAGGAAATAACAATGGAAAAGCAAAGTACATTTTTACTACAAAGATTTAGTGATGGTGCTGGCGATACAGATACAGGCACAGATAAAGATACAGGAGCTGGCGATACAGATACAGATACAGGAGCTGGCGG